GATAAAGAAGGATTTGCTCCTGAAGACCCTTGGAAATATACCGGGGTTGAAGTAGTAAGTACCAAAATGCCAAAGGCAGTAAAACCATATGTAAAAAACATAATAGAAACATTAATTATGACAAAGTCTGAATCAGAGACCAATAAAATGTTTTTAGAGGCATATGAAAAGTTTTTGTCTATGACTGTTGAAGATATTTCCCAAGTTTCTGGAATTAGAAATTTGGAAAAATACGAATTACAATGTGATGGATTTACCACATGCAAGGGTATGCCTTGGCATGTTAAAGCAGCTTATTATTACAATTTATTACTAGAAGAATTATCAATTTCTCACAAATATGAAAAAATTTCTAGTGGAGATAAAATGAAATTATTCTATGTAGAGACTCCAAATAAATATGGAATAAAAGTAATTGCTTTTAAAAATAGATATCCAGTAGAATTTCATGAAATATTCAAACCAAATATGTTTGAAATGTTTGAGAAAGATATGTATAAATGTATTGAAAGGTTTTATAAAATAATGAATTGGGTTCCTAGAAAACCCACAGAACAATTAATGTGTACATTAGATGAATTATTATCTTGATTTTCAAAAATAATATGTTACTATATTAAAGTATATGAAAAACATTACATTTATCGATTCAATTGGTAGAACAATTTTGGCAGAAGAAGTTAATCGTACTGATACTACATTGGTGGTTAAGAATCCTGCTATGATTAATGTAGCTCAAGCTCAAAACGGTCAATTGCAAGTTCAATTAATTCCTTTGTTCTTTGCAGAATTTATTGACTCTGTAACAAGAGCAGACGGCACATTGTGGACTTATAATACGAATACAATTACTCTTGGAGAAGTTGTAATCGATGGAAGATTAGTAGAACAATATTCTAGAGTATTTGGAGCAGTGGCTTCTGTTCCGCAAGAAGCAAGTAGTGAATCCGTGGTAAAGTTGTTTGACGAATAATAGTTGTAATTAGATTCTTGCTTCAAAAACCCTCCCTAAATTTAGGGAGGGTTTTTTCTTGCTTTTATATTTAAGTATGATATAATTAGGTTGATTATGGATAAAGATTTAATTAAAGCATTAGAAGTTTTAGATGAAGGAAATCCGTTTGCATCCTTTTTAAATAAATCCACTTTGAGTCGGGTTGATAATTGGATTGATACTGGTTCGTATGTTTTAAATGCGATTATGAGTGGTAAATTAAAGGATGGTGGGGTTCCTTCTGGAAGAGTTACAATGATTTATGGTGAATCACAAACAGGTAAAAGTTTATTTGTTCAGAAGATTCTTGCGAATGCTCAGAAAAAGGGAATGACTCCAGTTATTTTTGATACAGAAAATGCTATTGAAGCTGAAGGAGCAGAAAGATTGGGTTTGGATTCTTCTAAAGTTAAATTAGTTCCAATTTTTAATGTCGAACAATGCAGAAATAGTATTCATAAATTTTTAACAGGAGTTAAAGAAAAGGGGTTAGAGGGTAAATTTATTATTGCTATAGATTCTCTTGGTAATTTACAAAGTGCAATGGAAGCTGGTAGGATCGAAAAGGATTCGACTAGTTCAGATATGGGAACTAGAGCAAGAGCAATTAAATCTTTAATGCAAACTTGCACTCAATTAGCAGCAATTACCAAGACCCCAATTATTATTACTAATCACGTATATGATAATCCGGGGGAGATGCATCCGTCTCTTATTAAAACTATGAGCGGAGGAAAAAGTACAATTTATATGCCTAGTATTTCTGTTCAAATATCTAGAAAACCTGTAAAAGAAGACGAAATTAAAAGCGAAACAGGATCTACAGCAGCATTACAACGTAATTATGTTGGAATATTATTACGTGCATTGATTGCAAAAAATAGGTTTATTAAACAATATTTGCAAGGAGAAATTTATCTTTCGTTTAATACAGGAGTAGACAAATATTATGGATTATTAGAATTAGCTGTTGAATTAGATGTTTTACAACAAACTGGATCTACTTATATGTTCAATGGAGAAAAAATTGGGTATGCTAAATCTTTCATAAAGGATGATAAATTTTGGGAAGAACAAATTATTCCTTTATTACAAGATAAAATTGATGTAGCATGGACATATTCATCAGAACAAGACAAAGAAATTAAACAAATGGAAGCAGAAGCAAGCGAGGAAGGAGGTGATGAAGAGTGACATTAAATGAAGTTTCGAATGCAATTTTTACAGAATTAGCCAGTTGTAGTAAGCCAGTAGCAGTTCATTCAGAAAATAATGTATTAATTGTTAAGGTTGGAGAAGCTGATACTAGAATTATGAATTGGCAATCAATGTCTGTGGCATCGATTTTAGATATAGCTAAAAGTTTGGTTTTAAAAGAGAACTATAAAGGCAACGTACTGTTACATGGTTAATAAAAAAGCCCCCTAATTAGGGGGCTTTTTAGTTTTTAGTACATTCTGTACTTTTCTTCAAATTTAAATTGATGTTGTTTCTTTTTGATAAAATTTTCTTTTAGAAGTTTATTTACTGCTGTTGGTGATAATTTAACTGATTCTTGCTTAATTGATCCCTTATCAGGAGTTTTTGATCTTTCTAGATTCTTTTTAGCAATTTCTGGATTAAAAACCATTTTTTTCTTTTCACAACCACAAGTATCTACTTCTTCGGCATCCTCTTCTGTGTGTTTTTCGTCTTCGGAATCCTCTTGCACAGAAGCAGAAGGAATAGGTGCTACTGGAGGAGCGGAAGTTTCTGTAGAGGAAGCAGTAAAATTCATGGAAATGGGTGAATTTTCTTCTGGTTCTCTGTAAGAAGGATCTACTGCATTGGTTGTTTGAAGTGTACTTGTGTAAGAAGATTTTAGTTCAGGAGTGAATTTTCCTCTTGTAACAGCATCAGAGGATGCAATACTCATTATATATTCATCAGAAACCTTACTAATATCCATTTTATCACCTTTTTCGAGTCTAATTATGTTGGAAATTTTATCCACAACATGGTTGGGGGAGTATCCTAAAGATAAGCGATCAAACATTCTTCCTATTCTTTCTTTTAGTTTATCATTATGTAACCTTCCTTCTTCTAGGATCTCATAATTGTTCCAACCCGGTCTTTTTAATATACTCATGTTAATTATTTATTGATTTTAGTTTCTTTTTTGGTATAATATTATAATGAATCCTAAAGTTGTTATTGTTTCGTGTACAAGAAAATTACAAGAAGAAGCTAAAACTTTACCATTATATAGATCTTGGCTTGATGGGCTTAATACTCCTAATTATAAATTGGATATTGTCTGGAATAATACAGATGGTATGCCAGTTGTTTATAATAGAAAAATTCAAGAATATAAAGATTCTAATATAGAATTTTTAGTTTGCGTTCACGATGATGTTTATATTGATGATCTTAAATTATATGAAAAATTAAAGACGGCAAAAGACAAATTAGCCTATGATATAATTGGATTAGCAGGTGGTTTGAATCCAAAGCTGACAAACCCAGCACTATGGCATATAATGACAGAAAGAAACCAACAGAGAGGAGAAGTGGCACATCCTGCTGGTAATAACAATCAGACTATGACTACAGCATTTGGTCCAACTCCATCTAGAGTTGCTATAGCTGATGGGCTATTTTTAGCTTTACATCTACCTTCTATTTTAAAAACAGATTGGAAATTTAATGAAAATTATACTTTTCATCATTACGATATTTCAAGTTGTATAGATGCTAATAGAGCTAAATTAAGATTGGGTGTATATCCAATTCATGTAATTCACAGTTCACCGGGGTTACTATCTATACATAATGAAGTATGGTCAAAAAGCAATGAAAAATTTTTGAAGGAATATGCAGAATAGATTTTTTTCATTTGTGTGATAAATCATATAAATGGAAAATGAATTGGAAAAAAATGAACTAAATCATAATTTTTTATGTTTTTGTAGTTTATTATGTATTATAAATAATAAGAAATTAAATCTACCAAATATTTTTTTGTTGGTATTAAAAAACGAAACATATAAAAGCTTATTAAAATATCTATTGACAATAGACAATGATTATGATTTACTAAAGTTTTTCATAGACTATGATTACACCATATCAAAAAGTAAATATATATCCAAATATTTAAACTCTAATCAAGGAACAAAAATAAAGAAAAATGTGTACGGATTTAGAAAAGACAATATACAACGAGTTTCTAAAAGAATCAAGAAAAGCAAAAAACCTTCCGTTCAAACCAAGGAAAAACTTCCAGAAAATAAACGAAAAAACAAAACTCTGCCTGCAAAAACTGTCTAATTTTTTTATCAATAATAAGTCTGTTAATATTGCAGATTACTTCAAGGCTCCATATTTCGTGTACCCAAAAAATGAATTTTTTGATTTGACTTTTTTTGTGTCTCAGAAAGCTAAAAGTGTTTATAAAATCTTTGAGGAATCAAAAAAAGAAAAAACTATTGACATATCCAAATAGTGTGATACTATTAAATCCATAAGAATATAAATTATATTTTTTAACTAACTAACTAACTAACTAACTAACTAACTAACTAACTAACTAACTAACTAAATTATGTATAACTCATCAATGTTCGAATCAATTAAAGAAGCACTATATAAAAGCGAAAAATCTGGCGGCAATCCCCTATACAAGGAAATCTTAAAATTCAAAGCTGGTAATACTTATGTATTACGTTTGCTTCCAAATATTGCAGATCCAAGTAAAACATTTTTCCATTACTTCCAGCATGGCTGGAACAGTTTTGCTACAGGGGAATATGTTTCAGCATTAAGCTTACAAACAATTGGTAAGCCTGATCCAATTGGAATGGAGACATATAGAATCAAGAAAAACGGAACAGAAGAAGAAAAGAAGAAGGTTCAAGCAGTTAAGTGGCAAGAGCAATGGTATGTTAATGTATATGTTGTTGATGATCCAGTTACACCAACAAATAACGGAACTGTAAAAATCTTTAGATTTGGAAAGAAGTTAAATAACATTATTGAGTCTGCTATTAATGGTGATGATTCTGATGAATTTGGTCCTAGAGTTTTTGATCTATCTAAAGATGGGGTTAATTTTAAATTAAAAGTGGAGAAGCAAGGTGAATATATTGCTTATGACAGCAGTAGATTTACATCTCCAGTAAGTCTGAATTTAACAGAAGACAAGATTGAACAGATTTATAAAAGTGTTCATGATTTAACTACGGTAAACCAGATTAAATCTGAAGAAGAATTAATGGATATGTGGTTGAAGCATTTTGTTGTTAAAGAAACATTTGAAATTAAATCGCAAAACAAAGCACCAGTTGGTTCTACTGTAGATGAAGACGATTCTTCAGATCCAACAAAAGAACTCTCAGATGAGATGGTCAACGAGCTATTAAAAGGATACGATCAATAATTTAAACTAGATTCTTAACACAAAGAAACCCATGAGACTTGAAACTCATGGGTTTCTTTGTAAGTAGTAATATGATTGATCCATTGTTAGAAAATGTAGATTTTAATGAAAATATAGACCCAGCAGAATTACAAAAAACTTTATTAGGTTTTTTGGGACAAACATATTCAGAAATATCGAGGTATGATAATAATTTAGTATCTCCCAATCAATTTTTAGCTCCTAAAAAACACGAATTTCAAAGAACGGCACAACAGGTTTTACGAGAAATTTCAGTAACACAATCACCAAATAACATTACACAGACCAGTTCAGTACCTATCAATCAACCTAATTTAGATGCAAGACCTTACATAGACTATAAGACTCAACCATCACCTCCTGCTACATCTGATCCAAATCAGATGGAATTTAATTTTGATAATAGTATAACTGCTAAATCAATTGATAATAAATTAAATAGCCTTGAAAAATCAATAAAAAAGCTGGACATAATGCTACAAAAAGTGGTATCATATATCGAAAGCCATGATAATAAAAATATTAAACAAGAATAATTTTATTCAGAAATTTTTAACTCCGATTTCTAAAATAAATGAATTATGCTCTCTGACATTAGAAAATAATTCTATTTATAATATTAATAGAACTTCTGATACAAATTTTAGTTTGTATGCAAAAACTGAAGATATTGCTTATGAAGGAATTAAAAGAGTCATAAGCTTTTCGGATATTAAAAGATTTATTAAGATATTAGATTGTATTCCTTTAGATAATAATATAGAGCTTATTTTAAACGAGAATAATATTGAATTTGCTTCGCATTCTACAAAATTTAAGTTTCATTTAATTGATGATAATATTGTTAGAGGACCAGCATTTAATGTAGACAAAATAAATTCATTACAATTTAATAGTGAATTTACTTTTAATTACAATTCTTACATGAATCTACTTAAAGGTAGTACATTTATTGTTGATAGTAGTAAAATTTACTTTTCTAATGAAGGAGAAAATGTTGTAGCAGAATTAAATGATAAAACAAAATCAAATATAGATGTATATTCTACGTTTATATCTAATACATTTAGTGGGGATAATATCAAAAAGCCAATTGGATTTGATTTTGATTTATTTAAAAATATATCTTTTCCAAAAAATGGAGAAATAACAATTAGGTTAAATACGGATATAGGTTTTATATCCTTTGAAATAAAGGATGGTAATTATATATTGAAATATACCACAACAGCAAAAGCTAATTAATATGAATTTAAATAAAAGACAACAAAATAAAATTAAAACACCGGGATATTTTATTAAAAGACTTAGAGATAATAAGTATGGTGTTTTGAGAGTATTCCAGCAATACGGGATACATGATCATCGTAGATGGACAGTTCTAGTTGATCCCGGCGGATATTCAATTTTTGTTACATGTTATAATAATAAAAATTTTAATAATGAAATTATGTTTGAATTTAATGATGGTAATAATTTCTTCCCAAAGAATTTTTCAATTAGTACAGAATCGATAGAAGTTATAATTCAGCTATTGATTGATAAAGGAGTTCCTACTATAAGCGATAATAATAAATTTTTTAAGGAAAAACAAAATGGAAAATAAAGACGATTCAGCAAAACCAAAAAAGAAAAAAACTTCTGTTAAGAATGATTCCAAATCAATGGAAGTTAAACAAATTTCATTTAAACCAGTTTCTGCTGATAGTCTTACTTCTGAACAAATTAGAAGATTACTAAAAGAAGTAATGCTAGAAAGTGCATATGAAACCAAATTAAGATCTAATACAGAAGTAGATGCCTTAATTAATGTAATGGAAGAATTTCTTCGTTCTTTTATTGTTATTGGTTATAATATGAAAAATGAGCCTGTAGTGATTACTAATGCTAAATCACAATTAGATGCAGATGCATTATATACTTCATTAGCAAGATTATTTTTATCTATTAATCATAATGGAGGTGTATAGTGAAACCTATAAAAGGAAACGCATATGCGGTAGGAACAGGTCTTTATGTTGGTGAGATATTTGTTTTTGTGGATGAAACAAATAGTGAATACAATTTCATTTCAATACCTAAAAATGTAAATAGAAGTGTTCCAAAAGATAAGTTTATTCTTGGAATACAATCAAAAATATTAGATGATGTAGGGCCAATAGATAAAAAAGTATTCTCTTTATTAGAAAAACAATTTGTTTTTAACTTAAATTTGATTAAATAAATTTATGGATATAGTTAGACCGATTCAAATTACGTCTCCAATTAGTGGAAGACCTTCATTACCAAAAATTCAGGAAAGACAATATGGTGATAAAATTTATGTAGAAGCATATTGGTATGATCCAGCATCTGGTGCTTTGATTCGTAAAGGTATGGTAAAAATTCTTGATGCAAATACAAAAGAAGACATTACTAGTCAATGTAGATAACTGTTGATATTTCAAATAAATTCTGCTATCATCATGATATGATCTTACCAGAAGACTATATAGTAGAAAAATTCTATCAATATGTAGGTAAACCAACTAAAAATCGTTACAATAACACATATCAAGGGTCATGCCCGATGTGTAGAGAAGGTAGTAGTTGGCTAAAGAAAAAAAGGTTTTATTTCATACCAGAAAATAATAATGTATTTTGTCATAACTGTGGTTATAGCAAAACGCCTTTACAATGGATTTCCGAAATTGCTAATATAAGCATTTCGGAAATTTTTTTGGAATCAAAACAATCATATACATTTTCTAAACAAGAAGAAGAAAAACCTAAATTCGTTGTTGATACTTTACCAAAAGATTGTATTAATTTGTATGACAATGTACAATTAAATTATTATAAAAATAATAATACAGTTAATAAAGTATTAAAATTTATAGAAGATAGAAGATTATTAAATTCTGTTAATAAACCTAAAGCACTTTATTTTTCTTTAGTAGATAAAGTTCATAAAAATAGGCTAATTATTCCTTTTTATGATATTGATGGGAAAATAGTTTATTACCAAAGCAGAACAGTATTAGAGGCAGATAATTTATGTAAACCTCGTTATTTGTCCAAAATAAATAGTGAAAAGACTATTTTTAATATTGATAAAGTGGATTCTAATTACGATACTATTTTTATTTTTGAAGGACCAATCAATTCATGTTTTGTTAAAAATGGAGTTGCTATTGGAGGAATTCAAGAAAATTCATATCAATTGTTTACTAATAAACAACAACAACAAATCGATAAATTTCCTTTTCACAAGAAAATTTGGGTATTGGATTCCCAAATTAAAGATTCAGCAGCAGCAAAAAAAACTCAGAAACTGATAGAACTTAATGAGTCTGTTTTTATTTGGCCTAAAGAAATAGGATCTTTATGTAAAGATTTTAATGATATTACTATATTATTAAAAAAGGATGGATTATCTCCAGATTTTATTAAAAAATATACAAAGTAAAATTATACATTATATAAATGGGTTTTCCCATCATCTGAAAAAATTATAATTAAATGATTATAGCCAGCATCAAATGATGCTTTTTGTTTTGCTAAATTCATTTCAAGATTATTTTTAAAAGTATATTCGCATTTAATTTCTACTAAAAGTTTTAATTTTGGTATATAAATATCAGGAAAATATATTCTTTCTATATCGTATTGATATTTAATTTTAGGTAAATCTTGACATCTGCCTGCTTTTATATCATGTATTGTGATATCTGGATGTTTATCCAATAAATATCGAATTCCTTGTTCTTCGTATCCTTGTAATCTATCAAATGTAACTTCATTTATAATACAAGTTTTATATTTATATCTATTTAAATTAGATTTTTCAAATATATCTGGATGTTGCATTGGATTTGCAACTCCAAATTTTTTCATATTAGCGTCAATAACTCTTTGTTTTGTATATGAATGATTTTGTGATTCTGTATTAGATCTAATCGTTACATTATTTTTTCTAAGAATGTTTAAAATAGTTCTGTGGGCTACTTTATATTTTAAACCCATTTCTACACAACTTCCCCCATTTTTATATTCTTCTATAATTGAATCTATTATAGATTGATCTTTTATTTTTGCTTTACCTTTAGAAAAATTTATTTTATAGATGTCTGTATGTCTACATTCTTTTCTGGTTCTAAGTTTTATATTATTCTCGACTAAAATTTTTTTTACAGATATTTCGGAAGAATTATATTCTTTTGATAAAGTTAGAATATTATATCCTAATATATATTTTTGTATTATTTCCCTTTCTTTATTGAATAAATTTTTGCTTCTGGATTTATATAATATTTGAATATCTGTCATATACTATATTTATCATACAAATCAATAAAGTATAGATCCTAAGTATAATTTTTTATAAAATAACCCCGATACTTTGGATCATTTTAAATTCCACGGTATTTGGCATCGTTTGAGCTTGCTAAATAGCCTTTAAACATCTCATTTAATGAAGTTAATTCCATAGAAACCCTAGCAATTTTCTTGGTTTCTGCTACACGAATTTTATCAAATAAAGTATCTGGAACACATTTTTTTAATTTAGATTGAACAGATTCAGGACCAGTTCCGTTTAAGAAATCTGCCATTTCTTCTAATTTAGAGATCCAACTTTGTAGTTGGCTAACCATATTAGCCTGCATTTTGCTAGTAGCCTGCATGTGATCAGCAGCAGCATTTGCATCCACATCAAATGCCGTAGGATCAGTTCCTTTATCTAGAGTAGAAGCCATTGCATCAGCGTCTGAAACTTGATTCTCCACACCTAAATCTTCTGGGGCTTCTCGTAAGACATTAACGAAAGCTTTTTGAAATAAATTACTCATATGATTATTTACCTAACTTGAGTAAATAATTGTAGTGAAAAAGAAAATTTTTAAAGAAGATATAATGGCTAATGCCGAACGACAAGTGGCTGGAATTGGTCCCGGTTCTAAGGACGATCCATTTGTACAAGTAGCTGTTCCTGTTAATAATCAAATAGATAATGGAAACCATATTATTAATTATCCACATGAAATTAATATGTACAAACAGCAATTGTTTGATATTTTTGAAAAATTGATAACTTTAAGAAGACAATTAGAAATGGCTAAGAGTAATCCTTCTGTTAAGAAATCACAACAAGTAGGACTCAATACATCTATAAGAGCAATAGATAAAATAAACGAACAATTATTGGAAATACCAAGAAATTTATCATTGTTTTCTGTTGATTTATAATAAAATTATGCTATAATACAAGAGTATGGTAAAGCCTATACTTATTTTGTGTACTATAAGTTCGATAATATCTTCAGTTTTTTCTAAAAACTGGACAGATTTTATAAAATATTTTTTATTAGTTAGTTTAATTCAAACTATATCTTATAATATATATAAGAATATAATGGAATATTTTGCCTTGAAACTTCAAGTTGAAAAACTTAAAGAATATTCCAAACAAGGAATGGAAGTAAAATGTCCTTGTTATCTTGAAAAAAGTATGTTTGTTCCTATCGATTTAAATGGGCCGAATGTAATCTCTTGTAAAGAGTGTGAAAAAACACTATCAATAGATGTTACAGCTAAGACGTTCATGCAAACCGATATGCTAGATTTGGAAAAAGCCGATGAAAATCTTATAAAAGCATATAAGTTTATACAAGATAATATTTAATATGAGTTTTCATTCAGATGAATTAAAAAATGCTACATTTGTAGTACCAAATTCTACTTATACAGAAAAATCTATAATAGATGTACAAAATTTAAGAAACTTATTGAGAAATTTTGTTTTAAGTAAAAATATAGATTTAGTAAATTTATATGATTTAACAGCTTTTAACAAAAAAGTTTCTTCTTCTGGTTTAGAAAATTTAGAATTTTTATTTGAAACCATCAGAAAAAATTTTGTAGACAAGTTTAATAACGATAAAAATAAACAAGCAATTATAAATTTAATGTTTGATAACATGTTATCAAATTTAAAAATATTAAAAATTATAAATGCAGACTTTTCTTCAGATGAAATAAATACAATAATTTTGGGATTTCTTATTAAAAACTTTATATAATGAAAAGCGTTTCAATAAAAACAAAATCAAATAAAACACACGTAATGTCTGTGGATGCCTATACCAGATGGCTTTGTTTGGCAGAAGCATTACAGCTTATTAACCAGCAAGCCGAAAAATCTAAAATAGATTTAGAAAAATCTGATAACTGGATTAAGCCTATTGCATTACAAAAATATATTCAACAAAGATTTCCTGCCATGAATCATGATTTTAAGGTAGAAGAGAATTTGTAATTAATATTATACAGTTATATCTATTGCATTAGAAACTGAAATACCATCTGTTAAGTATATTTTTCTAGTAGAACCAGTTGGCGACTTGCTGTCTAATACAATATTATTATATCCTGTGTCTGTGTCTACTTGTATTACATTCCCATTAGGGTAAGCTGAGTCCAAAACTATAAAGCTTGTAGGAAAACATTTAGTATTATTATAATTAGTGACGTTCCAGCTAACAAATTTAGTACTCTTAACGTAATTTGTAAGAGATATATTTGCAGGAGGTCCGTAATTAGAATAATTTACAATATTTGATGTTAATTGTCGTCCAAATCGGTCTGTTACTTTACAAGTTAAATTGCCACTGACTATAGAATATCTAGGTCTAGGACTTATACCACTTGATAATTTAGGATCGCTTAAATCTAGCCTTGCGAAGTATTTTTTTAAATTATTATTATAAGAAATTGTTGGAGATACATCAGTTATTTTGGTGCTTCCAATATAAAATTCAAAAGTAAATGGAGACGAACCTCCGTTTGCATAACAATATGCATACCGAGGAATTGAATTTTCGGTGTCTGGTATTTTACCAATTTGTGGTTTAATATCATCAAAATCAAAATTTGTTACTCCAACTAATAATCCCGGTGCACCAATTGTTAAATCAGGTAAAATATTAAATGGAGGCATATTAACCGTTAAATTAACATTAATACTAGTAACACTACCAAAACGATTGGAAATAACAACATAAACAGTACTTGTTGCTGGAATTGTTGTATATGCTGTACCTACATTTAAAACATTTCCTGTTATAATTTCTATATTAGAAATATACCATTTATATGTTAAATCTGGACCACTACAAGAAACTCGAAATGTTGTTGTTGTATCTGTTAATGTAGTGACATTACTAGGTTGAATTATAATTGACGGTGGTGTCCTACTTGCATATAGTATAGCTCTTGATCCTAACATATGTTAAACTAAATCTCCTCCTAACAGCCATGAATTAGTAGCTACTTTAAATAAAGCAACACATGAATTTTGTGCGAAAGTTCTAACTTTATTAGTGGCAGCTAAAATAGCTACACCAGCACTTCCTATTACAGTAATTTGACCGCCACCTTGTTGGTACAATACTATATTAGTTCCAACGGGAAATGGTGTGGTATTATTATTAGGTACAGTAAATGTTATTGGGCTTGCATTATTAATTCCTATAACAGAATTAGCATGTGATAAATTTGCTGTAACCGCAGTTACAGCTAGGGAATAAACATTAGAGGCATCTACATAACCTTTGGTTGCGGCTTCGTTTACTGCAACAGGAGCACCAGATAAATATAAAGATCCCGTCATTGTATCACCAGATTTCTTTACATAAGTATTACCTAAAGAAGAAGTTCTCAAAGAAATTTCATCATCTACATATTTTTTAGTTGTAGAATGATTATTTGCTGTAGGCGCAGCATTTAAAGTTAAAAAGCCAGTCATTGTATCACCAGCTTTTTTGATGTAAAGAGTGTCAGCAGTTGTTATGCTTAGAAAATTGGCAGTTTTTGTAGCAATTTGACCAGTTACCCATTGCATGGTTGTAGCATGTTTAGGTTGGGTTGGATCTTTAAATAATTCAAGATCTCCACCAGTCATTACATCCCCAGATTTTTTTAAAAATGCAGTATTAGCAGCAGCAATAGTAAGATAATTTACTAAATTACTACTAGTACCAGCAACTGCATCATCTACATATTTTTTAGTTGTAGAATGATTATTTGCTGTAGGCGCAGCATTTAAAGTTAAAAAGCCAGTCATTGTATCACCAGCTTTTTTAACGTAAAAAGTATCAGCGTTTGTTGTACTTACAAAATTAGCAGTTCTTGTAGTAATTTGATCATCTACATATTTTTTATTTGATAAATGTTTAGTATTTGTTGGTGGATTTTCATTTGCAGCGGTAATAAAACCACCAGTCATAATTCCACCAGATAAAGGAATGTATCCACTAAGAGCTTTGCCAGAATTATTAATAGAATTTTGTACTGTATTAATTTGACCAGTCACCCATTGCATCGTGGTGGCATGTTTAGGTTGGGTTGGATCTCTAAATAAAGTAAGATCTCCCGCAGTCATTGTGTCTCCAGATTTACTTAAAAATAAATTTGGATTTGCCGGATTTATATCATTTATTGCTGATAATAAAGTACGTTTATTTACTGCATCATAATCTAAAACTGGATCTTTTACATTTGATATAAAATTATTATTTACACTTACTGTATTACTGAAATATGATAATCCAGTAGCACATAAAGATGCATTAATAAATAACGTTCCTGTAACTTTTTCATTTGGATTAAAAGTTAAGCCTCTTTTATCTAATTTATTTGCTAAATTTGAATTAGTTGTATTAAGATTTGCTTGTAAGCCATCTATTAAGGTTTTTACATTAGCTGAAACATCAGAACTTAATTGTTTAGCAAGAGATGAGTATGATATTTTTCGTGTATTAAAACTTCCAGTAGTAGTATCAGCAATATCAAATACTGTATAATCAGTATTTTTAATTGTCGTACTTTCAGTTAATCTATTTATGAACAAATCCATACATTTATTTATGCATCAGATACCCATCAACAATAGGATCTGGAATTCCTATTGATATTTTTCCAGAAGTAGGAGATTGTATAATATAATAAGTTTCTGGTTTTGGAAAAACAAAAGGAGGAACCATTACTTTTGTTGTTGGTCCCTTTAAACTTCCTTGTGTATGTATATCTTTTAAACTTAATGATAGTTTATTTTCACCAGATGCTAATGGCGAAGAATATCCAAATCCTATTTTATAAAAATCGTTATCATTTACTGTTAATCCAGTATTAATAGAAATTATATTTTTATATGTATCAGTAATTGGATTTTTTATATCAATATTTAAAACTTGTCCTATATTTGTTAAATTACATCTAATTGTGAGGAAATCTCTACCAATTAAAGTATTTGAATTGATATTAATAGTGTTTAGTATATTATTAACTGTTCCCAAATTAGTAAGTCCGGTTCCATTTTTAACAACTAATGATCCATTATTAGTTATCATTACTCCTACAGTTGCTCCTTTAACTACTGAATTTGCACCATATGGAGCAAATGCTAACCCAGAATATTTTCCACCACCAACTAATGTTGGATTATTAAATAGAAATGTTGAAAATCCTCCAGTTGCATTAGTGTTTGCACTGCTAAGTTTAAATTGAAATGACCAAGTTATATCAAAATTTGGACTATAAGCACTGTTAATAAAAAAATTGGTGGATGTATCAGCCATTTTAATTATTTATAATGAATAAATACTTTGATGGCAGGAAATGCACGATTCCACGATAAACTTCATAGAAAAAATCACCACACAAACCCAACAGTTGGATTTGCTGATAGTGCTAGCGATCCTATTGCTTCTCCATCTGAACCATTTCAAGGAGATTTTGTAATAAATGGCAAGTTAAGTAGTAATAGTGGAGTTAATGTATTGTCTGCTAACGTAACAGGAGATATTTATTGTAATAATATTCATATAAGTAGTGTTACTTATACTAATTTTATATCTGGTAATAGTACAGAAACAATCATAAGTGATAAAATGGTATCTGGTAATGGTGATAATACATTAACATTAGATTTCGAAACCGGAATTTATGCAAAATCTCCGTTCGTCTCAATTAGTAATACATTATGTTCGTTAAGCGCAATCACTTCTCCAGATGCAACATTTAACACATTAACAGTTAAAACTAGTTCTAATTTAATTGGACCATTAAGTGTATTAGGAAATAGTAATTTAAATGGTAATCTAAGTGTTGGTAATAATGTTGATATAAAAGGAAATGTTTTTATATCTGGAAATTTATCTGCAATGGGTGATGTATCCGTAATAGATACAAATATAATATCGACAAGTGCATTATCAGTGATAAATTACGGTCAAAGTAGTGCTCTGGTAGTAAACCAAATAGGAAATTATCCCACTGCAAGATTCCAAAATAATGGAACTGATATTTTCGTTATTTCTGGAACTAAATTAAATGTATATGGTTCATTATCTTCTAGCGAAAATATTAATGGTACTAATATAAATTTATTACAAAATACTTCTGGTGATTGGAATTCCGTATATAATACTGTTTCCTCTACTTCTGGTAACTGGAATTCCGTATATAATAGAGTTTCCTCTACTTCTGGTAATTGGGATTCCGTATATAATAGTGTTTCCTCTACTTCTAGTAATTGGGATTCTGTATATAATACAGTTTCTTCTACTTCTGGTAATTGGAATAAATCTTATGATTTTTTAACTTCTGGTGGAACAATTAGTGGTTCGATAAATTCTACAGGGGTTATATCCAGCTCTAATATTACTTCATTAAGTACAAAAATAGATTCTTTATGCAATGGATTTAATGTTTCTTTATCATCTAATGGTTATCAAAAATTGCCTAGTGGATTAATAATGCAATGGGGAACAGAAACAAACAGTATTAGTGGAGCTATTACTATTACATTTCCAATACAATTTACAAATGCAGTATATTCAGTGGTAGCAGTTCCTGTTGTGGATAACCCAACAGGGTGGGATACGGTGACATTAAGTGGATCACCCACATTAACAAATGCTGTATTTAATAGATTACACGGAGACGGAAGCACGGGGTTTAGTAACGCAGATTTTGATATAAAATATCAAGCAATTGGATATTAATTTAAAATGTACATCAAAGGAACATACATCAAACCATCTAACATAATAGCCTATAATAGTCCATTTACTATTACAGGACCAGTAGGTGGAACAATACGTGTAGGAGATAATTACACATTAAGTGTGGATGTAGTAGGCGTACCCCCATTTTATTATAAATGGTATAAAAATAGCATAGAAATTCCAAGTCAAATTAGTAATCAATTGATAATAACCAATGCAACATTAAATGATGACGCATCTTATTATTGTGTAATTTCTAATAATTCGTTTTCCAAACAAAGTAATACAGTAAAGTTAAACGTATATGAGCCACCACTTATAGTAAAACAGCCCGTATCAATTAATACAAATCCAAACACTACAGTATTTTTTGATGCATCTGCAACTGGATCTAGTCCTATTACATATAATTGGTATAAAGGAAATACATTAATATCATCTTCTGTTAATAATTTATTATATATTTTTAATACACAAACAACAGATATAGCAAATTATTATTGTGTGATGTCTAATCAAGTCGGATCGGTAACAAGTAATACAGTTCAATTATCTTTAAATACGCCATTAGCTGTAGTCACATTACCAAATAATATTACGTTAAATCCGGGTCAAACTTTAAATACTTCATTAAGCTGTACTGGAACAACACCAATTACAGCACAATGGAGAAAAGATGGTGTTAATGTTAAACCACAAACAGTTCATAATACTGGATCAATTCCATTATTAATAACTAATATGCAGGTAACAAATGAAGGTAATTATGATTGCGTACTAAGTAATATTGTTGGTACTATTACTAGTAATTCTTTTATAGTTCATGTAAATGAATCCGTAATATTTACATTACAACCCGTATCAACAACAATTCAAGTTGGAAATTCGCACACATTTAGTGTTGATGCTACTGGGAGCGAACCAATTTCTTATAAATGGATAAAAACTAATCCATATGTTGATTTAGGAAAATTTGGGAAAACATTAACTTTTAATTCAGCGCAATTATCTGATCAAGCAAATTATGCATGTGTAGCATCAAATGCTGTTGGTTCTGTTACCAGTACATCTGTTACTTTGTCTGTTGTACAAGCAGGCATAAACATTCAACCAATGGCTAAGACTATTGCTGCTGGTGGTAGTCATTCATTATTTTTAGGAATTGATGGTACATTATCAGGATGTGGTTTAAATAATTTCGGTCAATTAGGAGATGCAAATGCTACCAGTAGGTCAACACCAGTTAAAATTAATTTACCACCAGTTGCTATGGTTGCTATTGGTGCTAATCATTCATTATTTTTGGGAATTGATGGTACATTATCAGCATGTGGTTCAAATAATTATGGTCAATTAGGAGATGGTACTACAACTAATAGATCTACACCAGTTAAAATTAATTTACCACCAGTTGCTGCTATTGCTGCTAGTTTTTACAGTTCATTTTTCTTAGGAATTGATGGTACATTATCAGCATGTGGGCAAAATTACGGTCAATTAGGAGATGGAACTAAAACCCATAGGTCAACACCAATTAAAATTAATTTACCACCTATTGCTGATATTGCTTCTAAAAATAATCATTCATTATTCTTAGGAATTGATGGTACATTATCAGCATGTGGTAATAATACTTTTGGTCAATTAGGAGATGGAACTACTACCCATAGGTCAACACCAATTAAAATTAATTTACCACCAGTTGCTGCTATTGTTGTTGGTACATTTTACACATTATTCTTAGGAATTGATGGTACATTATCAGCATGTGGTTCAAATAATTACGGTCAATTAGGAGATGGAACTACTACCAATAGGACAACACCAATTAAAATTAATTTACCACCAGTTGCTGCTATTGCTGGTGGTGAAATTCATTCATTATTCTTAGGAATTGATGGTACATTATCAGCATGTGGTTCAAATAATTACGGTCAATTAGGAGATGGAACTACTACCAATAGGTCAACACCAATTAAAATTAATTTACCACCTATTGCTGATATTGCTTCTAAAAATAATCATTCATTATTTTTAGGAATTGATGGTACATTATCAGCATGTGGTAGTAATAATTACGGTCAATTAGGAGATGGTACTAATATTGGTAAATCTACACCAGTTAAAATTAATGTGCCTCTTATAAAACTTTAATTAGAGTGAATTAATTATTAACCATTTAAATCATAAGTTCCATATATAGAAGTATCATTTACTCCCATATCAATAACATGAGTAATGCTTTCTTGATCTGCTGATCCTTCGTAGGATTTTGGTGGAGATGATAACTCTCCCATAATATTACTAGATATTTTACCGTAGAATGTATCATCATTAACTTGTTCATTAACAGTTTCAATTGGAAGACCGGGTTCCCAACTATATTCTAGCCTTTTGGCTTTAATTTGCCATCCATAATGACCACCTAATGCGTTCATATTATCACCAATATCTTGATCCCTGCGTTGAGTAATTTGGAAATAATTTCCTCCTCTACCATTTTTACGATCATTTCCATATTCAGTCATACGAAATACATCACCAGATTTAGGTTCAATATCTTGACTTAATTCTGTATAGATAGTTACTCCAGACATAGCCTTTTCAAAATTAGCATAAGCCATGTAACCAGTAAGATCATCTTCAGAATTAAATCCAAATTTACTTAATGATAATGCAGATTCATTTAAATTTATAATCATCTTAACCGGAATTGGCCCATGATAAACAGAGGTAGGTTGCTCACCGTATAATGTATCTGCTCCAGATAAAGTCATGGTATTTACATAATAATCAATCTTTTGACCCATGCTATGTACCATTTCTTCCGCAACATTAGCAATAGTTTCTCTATCAGGAGTCAAACGACTTTTATCGTATAACTCATAACAATTAGATCCATTTCCCGCACCAGA